CGTTGGGCCATTGTCATTTTGTATTTTTCTCTAGATGCTGCGATTGCCGGATCCTCTTTATCCGCTGCAGGCGCCGGAGGTGGCGTCGGCAATGGGGGAGGTGCTGGTATTGAAGGTGCTCCGCCCATGATTAGATTCCTATTATATTATATTCATGCTCAGCATGTGTTGGTAATGGCTCTCTCTTCATTGTTTCCCTTCTAATAGAGAGAGCAAGATAGCGTAAAGCGTCCATAAAATCAGAAGTCCAGTCATGATAAGGACGGTCGTGGAAGCAACGTTTCTTATCATCCCATTCCTTTCTATATTGTCTAGCCGCTTCAATAAGATGCTCCGTATTTTTGTCTTCATTCCAATATATCCTCGACATAATGGATCTTACTGATTCGATCCCGTCTTCGATCGACGTTTTCGGGACCACCCTGTAGCGTAATCCCAATGCTTGTGCAGTCTCGAGGCGCGTTCGACCCGTTGAGAGGTCCTTGGCCATGATGTCGTGTGGCGCGTAATGATTCCCGTATGCGTATTGTGATCGATGCCCCTTTTCCAAGATGTTAACATAGTGTTGTAAACCCTCCCCTGAATTAGAGTAACAATCTATTATACGTATTTGCTGACCAAGTACTTGGTAAAATAAAATAACCGTCTGATCGCCTATTCCTAAATCCCAAGCTGTATTGACCATCAATTGGCTGTCATACGGAAATTGGCCAATACGCCCGGTATCAAGCGCAGCTTTCATATGATTCCCATAATATGCTCCTACTAAGGCTGCGTCGAACGAACAAAAGAATTCCTGTTGAATAAGTTCTTCAGGCATTCCCGCTTCTCGTTCCTCGTCAATAGCCTCGATAGGCACTGCCATTGTATCATTAACTGATAGAACTTGTGTGAACCATTTTGGATTTTTCTTTGCGTGGTTTAATAACGTATAGCCATGGTTCCTCCCACGTGGAGTATAAATAAAAACGGCCCACCCCTCGTTTTCTAGGAGGATAGGCCGAATATAGTCCCATGCCCTTGGATCTTGGAGGGCGTACTCAGAGAGTATAATGCCAATAGGATTAGCACCAACCAAACGATCCGGATTATCAGACCCGACCACTTGGTAGATCGATCCTGTTTTGAACGTGATGCGCATTTCTGTGTTGTTGACGGCAACAGTATTTTCCTTTGCGAAGTGCGAAATAAATTTGCGACCTGACTTCGTCATTCCCTCCCACGCAATCTTTCTTCCCTGATTGTATGTAGGAAACAAATGCCAATACAAACCTGGTCTCATTATACTACAAACTGATATCCAATTAATACCCGTTAGATCTTTCCCAGCGCGACGATGCCATACGCAGATCGCTCTCTTTCCCCCGGATTCTAGGTACTGGAATAATGGTAGTTGGTACTCGCGAGGAGTCCAATCGACTGGGACTTTACATTTCGGCATAAATTACAGAGCTGTGTTATCAGATTCTACCACTAGCATCTTAATAAACATTGGACCCGTGATACCGTTATACTGAATGTCAACCGCGTCACCCGGGCCATACAGCATTTCGAACTGGTACATTGTATTAGCTGTCGTCATCGTCCCCAGAATCATCGTCTGACTTAGACTGTTGTTTACCACAATTGCCCTTAGATTTGCACCGCCCGTTTCCACTGCTACTTGAATCGTTATCTTTAGCGGTCTTCCGTCCCGATGATTTACTTTCCCGTCGTACTCGAACGCCGTCGAGAACAGGTCCGTGTCCACTGCTAAGTCCAACTTTTTGATCTGTCCCAATATTCTTGAGGCCATTACTCATTCCTCCAAAATTAATTATTTGAAACCCTAACGGAGTTCCATCTTCTCCAACACTATACTCCATACTTCTGAGTTTGGGAGCGACATACTGCGCGAGTTCCTTAAGACACGGGACTCGTACCTCGACTCCATAGAAGTAGTCGCCATCTGTTCCCCTCTTTGTACAAATTTCCGCCAAGCCTTCGAAAGGATCGCACTCCAATTTTTCAAGTACTTCTTGAACATGCTTTATTCTCCTTGTGCCTGAGGTCTGCACTTTTGGTAATTTAGTACTCATTGAGTAATTATACACTATAAAAATCAAATTGTTAACATTAAATGTTTATTTTTTTTCTAAGTTAGATATAGGATAATTCACCCCGCCCCAATGTCCAGGTCGTAAAAAGTTCTGTCAAACGTCTTCAAAGGCCCCCCAGGGCCCTATTTTATGAATAAGCGATTTTAGTACCGCGTGTGGCGGATCCACACATCTTAATAGAAGGAGTAGTAATATGAAACAGCTACTATGTATCATTATTAACTGGTTCAAGCGACCTGCATCATCGGTCGTTGTAACTCCTTTATACACCACTGACCATGATGGTCGGGTGATAAAGGACTACCGTAAGAGGACACTTAAGTCCTCACGGTGGAGTAGGATACCGTAACTACTTAGTTACGGTGCAGTACCCTCTTACATAAGTAAGAGGTAATTTAAAGAAGGAGTATTATCATGAGTAGAAAGAAGAAATGCTTAGAGTGTGCTAAAGAGCTCACAGTGGTGATTAAGTATGTACCAAATCATCATCGTGAAATGCAACGAGCGTATGCGTGCTTCAATTGTGGCACGTATGATGCTGATAGCATTGAAGAAGAACTCTTTAGAGAAGTCGGTGGTCACATACACCGAGAACAACTGCTGTAGCCTACACTACAGCGGGTAGTACCCATCTGGCTTCCAGATGGTAATGTAGTAAAATTTAACAAGGAGTATTATCATGACTAAAAAGACTGTAAATTCAAATGTAACCTCAGGTGCTGTAACGATGTCTAAGGCTCAGGCTTTAGCTGCTCAGAAAGAGTTGGCTAAGGTGCAGAAGAAGGCATCCTCTTACGGTAAGCAGTTCAAGGCTCTCGTGGGTCTTGAAGATGCTGCGAACCTGCCAGGTCTCCAGCCTCAGCGTCGTGCTGTCTTAAAGGCGATTATCATCGCTGCTAAGACACTCGGTAAAGAGTGGGTACCTGCAAAGGACGTCATTGAGGTTGCGATGCGCGTCCAGAACTCTGATGGATCGCTGAATCATGGTTTCTTGTACATGCCTAAGCGGTTCGATGTTACAGAGGACTCTGAAGGAACCGCAGAACACAGGAAGCACGTCACTAACGTGATTCGCTTCTATGACTCTGTGGAGTTCCGTGCAGCGTCAGACGGTACCGATATCTACGACGTTAGATAAGCGGTAGCTAGTCTGTAGTTAGGGTCTGTCTCCCGTGTAGGAGGGAGGCAGATCCGTTAATACAGATTAACTATAATCCTTGACGAAAGCCTCTTAAGTGTTAGGAGGCCCGGGAACCATTCACATTCATTGGGCACCGCAACCGCGCCTCTCCTAACCGCTACCTTACCGCGATATGGACCGCAACCTGGTCAAGGCGCTACCGTCCATACCACAAGGCTCGCCGCGCAATAAAGGTACGATTCTGATAAGGCCACAAATAGAGCCAAATTGAGATGGTTATTGGTCGATTGGTATATAGGGAAAAAAAATAAAAAAAAATAAAAATAAAGGTAAAACATCCAATAACCCAATAACTACAGTCTAAATCGCTCCAAATATCCTTATTTTAAAAGAATATATTAGATTATTGGTTATATATTGATGGGCCCTCGGTTATTGGCCGTTTAAAATAAATATCTTAAAACGTAACAAATGTGGACCTTTATTGTTTACTTTCGAAGCTCCATTTAATATAATATATTTAATATTAATAGATCAGAATATTAGATTATAGAAAGGAGAAGATTATGCCAGAACAAGATATATTTTTGGATAAGTATAGAGAAATAAGAAGTAGAGATGCGCATAACAGAAGAAAAGTAGAGAGACGTGAACGGATATCAGAAGAAATAGTTGATGATCCGTACGAAGGGACGTCTTCGACGTCTGCCAGGGATTTAGAAGTTCTGTTCGAGCAAGTGCTAGCGTTAAATAATAAATATGGCACAAGATTCGATCACGCTATGCCCCAAGAAGAGATCTGTAATTTACAGGAATTGGAAGATTATATTGGCGCTTGTTATAATAATTATAACGCTAACGTGAAAGGAGATCTATAAAAATGCCTGAGACAACGGTTGTTAAAGAGAGCAGAGAAGATCTGCTCGAAAAAGTATACCAAAGATTAGAGAATGAATACGAGTTCGAAGGGAAAGAAGAACAGCTCAATTGTTTGCAAGAAATGATGGTTGTGTTCAGCACATTATCGAAAAGAAAAGCGATCATGTTTTTTCCAGATGATAATGGGTTTGATTTTAAGTCGTGGTACGAGAATAATGAGTGAACCGACTAAAGATCGTGTAACGGAAGCTGTTCGGGAGGCAGAATTTGCCTTCTGGGCAGTCATCGTTAAGGCTTTTCCTGAGATTAAAAGAGGAGAAGTATCCCCATGGGAAGCGATGCTATTTGAGAGTGAACTCGAAGATGCCGTAAGGAGGTGGTACAATGATAACAAAGATGATGAACCAGAACATTTATGAACTGATGCTAGAAGAGTGGGACAGCTATGAAGAAAACTGGATCATTAAAATGCAGGCTGAAGGATTAATAAAGCCGAATTTGTCTGATAAAGAGTTTAACCAGCTGTTTGATTTGTTAACATACTTCGATAATTAGAAAGGAGAATTATGGCAACTTGGATAAGAATTAAATACAAAGGTAGCAAATGTAAGGCATGTGGTGAACCTTTTCAAATGGGTGAGAAAGCCAAGTGGTATAAAACCGGCGTCGCTTATCATCCCACTAAATGGAAGGAGGTGGATGGCAAATTTATACCAGGAGCATGTATCATGCAAGAGCAATCAACACCATTTTAAGGAGCATCAGTGAAAACAGCAAATCAAGATCGTCAGAACAAAAAGAAAGTAGTAACTCTGTGGATATTAAGAACAGAATACTTCAACTACAAAAGAAAAGCAGACGCGGTGGGGCTCCCTCTGGGGAGTCTCGCTAGGTTGCTATTAAAGAACTATTGTGAAGGAAAAATTGATTTAAAACTGTAAT